TTTACTGTCGCTGGGGCTGCATTAGCAGCTACTAATTGGAAAGTCAAATCGTAAGGTGTCGCCACCGACTCCAAGTTACCGTTCAATGAGAGAGTGGTTGAACCATCAAAGTTCTTAACCATGTTATTGGCTCCTAAACAAATAGCGCCATAACCGTATAAACGTGGCGCTAGAACATCTTTGTCACCACCAGGTTGTATGTAATGCACATAACTACCTAGTGTGGTACCATAACCTGGGGGATCTGGTACATTCGGATTTCCACTACCTCCATCATCAACTGGTTGGGGATTCTTCCCATTTTGATTGATAACTAAACCAATTAAATTGCCTGCGTTAGGTGCTTGAACTTCAAAATCATCGCACGCTGATACATAAACATTAATGTAGGCATTGGAAACTGTCTCACTTGGTGCAGTCAAAGAGTTAACGACAAACATAGATAATATGCCATTAGCTCCAGCGACATTCCCAGTGATGGCTGTATTGCCAAACATAGGTGCTGTTAAAGGTACAGGTGGAACTATAAGGTATGGTAAACCTTGAGCCCAACCAACTTCCACTGTGAAATCTGCGCCATCTGCAATGTCAACCAACTTTGTATAATTTACATTATATTCAGTTGTTTGTTGATGATGTGGATCATAACAGACGCGCAAACGTCCACGATGGAATTTGGATGCCACAACTTCAAAACGAAAGCGTAGGGAACCCCTCCAATAACGAAATGGGAGGGCAACCCACCCCATTGGAGTAAAGAACGCTTGATCACCATTCACACCAAACATTAAAGGTGTAACTGGCGTGTTGAACAATAGTTGCTGCGGTGGCATATAGTTCTCCCACACAAAGGTAGTTAAATAAGACTCTCTTTTTGCTAGCGGCACTAACGCCATCTGATCAAAAGGGTCACATCCTACCACCCGTGGATCAATTGTGACTTCTTGCTTACTATCTAATGCTAAAGTTTCACAGATATCTGTATTATTAACATTAGTAAAACGCCTAAAGCCGTCATTAACAAATCCTTGATGTGGGGCAACTTGTCTGGGTCGTGACATACCAAACAGACTAGCTATAGACGCAACTGCATTGCTCATTAAAGATGTAGCCTTAGCATACTTACCAATGATAGGTAAGTTAGCTAAACTAGTTGATAAACGTGCAAGGCTAGTCGCAGGTGCTGATATTACGCCAGCTGGATGTGTATCCTCTATCTCACCCTGTACCGTAATTGGTACTGAAGTGGGTTGTGAATAAGACACATCCTCTGCCCATGCGAAAACCGTCACTGTAATAGAATCAGTGGCGTTATTCGCATTCTGTAGCATATTCAAATCTGCAATAGTCAAATTACCCATATTTTTCCATTCTTGTGCTGGTATTGATAAAGCACTTTTTGGGTACATATATGGTAAAACTAGCTCAGCTACCTCATCGGCTGCTGGGTTGATAACCACATTAGGTCTCTGACTTGCTTGAATAAAGTCTTGTTGTATGCCAGGTCGGTTAAAAGTATATGAATCTATGAACGCTAATGGATTATAAGATACCATTAGGCGTCCATAATAAAAGGGACTACTATTAACAACGACCTTAATATGTAACCGGGCTCGAAGCAAATAAAAATTGCTGAGCTTTTCGGCTACGCGTGGATTTTCAAAAAATAAAGACCATGGGTCAATAATTTGATGAAAAGACACGCCGGGTATCCACTCCTCCGTAAAGATAGCTTGTGGTCTCTGAAAGAAACTATCTACCGTATCGGAGGTGTCCGCCAACATATAAGTGGTTTCCAGCGGATTGTCTACGGACTCTAGCGCCGTAGTTGCTCTGTCTGTAAAGCTGACAGTAGCTTGCGTATTATTACGCTGTATGTTATCTGTAAAAGAAATGTTGGTTCGGTTATTTATCCCATACACACGTGGAACCACTGTGTGTTAGGTTTGTAGTCATTGTTTGTCAAACTCCTCTAAATAAAGGTTATGTTTTAGTACATCGACTATGATGACATCCCTAGGTTACATGTGACTAGCATGTTAACTTGGTAACTATGTCAAAATAATGAGTGATTAAACACGTCTCATTAATCCGTGTAAATGTGTAAAAAGTGTATATATATGTATATGTAAACGTTATGTATGTAAATGTAAATATGTATATAATATAACATGTATCACTAAGAAATATATAAAACACATGGGCCTAATCATCCCACATTTTGGAGATGTACTCATTGATATCATCTTCGAGAGAACTAACGGAATTCTCAGGTGTGCTATTATACCTATCATATATATCCAACTGCCACTCTTGGTAAGATCGTGATAGTTCGGGTATAAATGGCGCCTCCGGGCAGTTCATCATCGCACGGCGCAGTGCGAAGACTATCGGGTTAAATACTTCCTCCGGGTGCCGAGCAACTTCACGCAAGCCCTGCGTAATATTGTTGCGTACCACTAACCACTCATCTTCCTGTGGTTTGTGGAGGTTGTGCCATGATTTAAGGATGGATTCGATCTCAATTGGCGCCATGACCACGCGTTTTGAAGGATGTATTGAAACATCCACGGGGACTACGCGAAATGTGCGTTTGCACAATGACGCATGTTCGAGATCAAAATAATAAACCATATCCTTACTTTTATCAGGCATAGTGTAAGTGATACCATGGTCCCTACACCAATCACGGTAGTGCATCATATGGAACCATGGAATCTCCTGTGAAATAGCTCCTACCGAATCATCGCCAACGAAACCAAACTTGCAATAATCCCTAAAGATACCTACATCGGGTGGGCGTCCGTAATTATCACACCATTGCATGTAGAAGAAACAGCGTTTTAATAAACTATTTCCTATTCCATTTATAGCAACAGTGCCAGGATTCCCAGATGGCATATATCCATAGAATGATAATAATGTACCATTGAAAGCATAAATTGGGTTAGCTATGTCTGCGAACCACGAATGTAGAACGGTGAGCCAATAGGGCGTGTACCCCATTGCCTCACCTAGCGCATAGAAAATTGTGCCAACAGCCTCAATAACTTGTGAGGAGATAGTTTGATCATATGCACTATAATCGCCATTCATGATCTCTTTACCGCCAAAGGCATTCAAGAAATCATAGGCTTGTTCCCATTCATCGGTTGTAGTCCTCATTCCATACCATTGTTCTGATAACAACGGGAAGGAATTAAGAAAAGCCAAGATTGAACACAACACCATGCGACCAATGATAAGAAAAGCCAGTGGCATTACATAAAAAATACGAACTTTCTCCTTCCCGATTGGTGTAGGTTCATCCTTCAGAGCACCTTTGGAGATGGGTGCGCATCTATTACCACTAGCGAGTATTTCCTCTATGCGTTTAACTTCATCGAGTACGTACGGTTTCGCTGTGTAAATATTGCCTACCTTATCATCATTAACGACGTCCATATGGTCCTTCTTCGAACCTGATAGTCCAATACCAGGTGAGGTTGCCATGTTCATTGCATTAATACTTTGACCAAACATTTTCCTACCATTCAATGCTTCGAACATATTCAGAGGTCCGAATGTATAACCGATTTCGCGTATCTTGCTAAGCATTTCTTTTAAGTAATCAGCAACAGCCCATGTTAGTGCTTCAGGTGGAAGCGCTCGCATTGGGTGTTGTGCCTTTTGGTATGTAGCCGCAAAATTACGATTGGCATTGAAGGCTGGTTTGCCATGTTTCCGTTCATAACCTTCCATGGCCAGGAAGGGTGAAATCTTTGTCGCTGTAATGGTAGAAAAAGTTGTGGCTCGTGTGCCATCAACCGCACCATATACTTCAACTATTGGCGCACGACCGTCAGGATGCATGGTAGCAAAATTGACACAAGAACGTGGGTCCGGTTCGACAGACGTATAAATATCTTCGTCATATAGTTTACCACCACACACCGTGTTTATCGATACTAGTGGTGGAGGCATTTTCTTCTGTAAAGTCACACCTTGTACATCAATAACCAAATCTTGATCAATAAAATCGAAACAAGAACGTGGTACAAATTCAGATATAACAAGATTGCCTGTCCGTCCATTATGTAAACCAATGATCGTGTTGACGGTACCACGAGAAATCCATGCGCTGCAGCAATCACCATTTAAGGTTTCGCCGTTTGTTATCCCGCAAAAGCCACTAATACCACCAGGTATGGCGGTCGTGAGTATGTCGTTTTTAAAAGCTGCCAACAAAGTTGGTCTTTCACGATTACTCGGTAGGACAATTGTCGCTTCGACATCACCACGCGTAAACTTCTCTGGGAAAAGTTCGCGAATATCACCGTTACGTGGTATACCAGAAGCACGAAGACACACATGATCCTTCATCACTGGGTGCATCGTCACACTGTCGAAGTATACACGTTCATACACTCCACAAGAGCGTTTCGATTTTTGCTCGAATTTATACGCTCCTGTCAAGTCCATAAGCATGTAGCTGTGTTTTGGCAACACAACATAATCACCACAGACACGAAGTGCTGTGCATCTGACTTGTTTACCTTCTTCTTTGGCAGGTCCAGTAATGGTGTATGTATATTGTGATACCTTATCACCCAAATCAGTAGCTGTGGTAGTTTTCGACTTATGCGAAACAACAAAATCCGCTTTAACAGAATCACGTGTTGCCCATTCTGTCGGTTCTTCAATACGTTTTTGGATATCTTTCAATCCAGTGGGTTGCAAATTACCCTGATTCATAAATTGAAGACCGGTCATTAAACGACGAACGAGCACTAAACCAACCGCTACAGCAGGGACAAAAAAGACATAGTCCAATAATTCTGTAGCTAACTCGGGTACACGATCCTGGAAGGAACGTATTAAACGAGATGTGATAAGTCGCGTGGCTACAATATGAGTGTTGTACACGATTGAATAAGCTAGATAACACAGCACAATTGCATAAATCAAGACAATCTCGACTGGCAAGTGCCACATTACCAACAAGTTCAAAAGCATGAATAGTAAAAACACAAATTCATTGTAATCTAACACAGCCCAAAAAAGTTCTGTGCAACCACGCGTAATCTTGTTGGTCAGAAAAGCTGTAAACACTGGTGTTTCTTGTGTTATCGTAGAGGTCATTGTCAGTAAACGGACTAGTGCCACACCTGCTTCTGTATTCCTAGAAGCTGGATTCAAACGCTGGTATATTCTACGTGTTGCAGAAATTAAACCTTGGTTCTTTACAACTGGTTTACATTCCTCACGCTCATCACCACAATCACAACGGGTGACATCATGACAACACTTACGGCAGTAAGCCGCTTCATTCTTAGTATTGAAATCCGCTACGCATTTAGCTTGTCGCGCACGATGTGCTACTGCTCTCTTCATAACAACACTTTCATATTTAGACCAGCATATTTTGGGTCCATACGTTAGTGTTATTTTCTTCTCTTTATTGACGCTATAGGTGATTTCCGAAACGTCAATAGGGCATTCGCCTTCGCGAACCTTGGTATAGTCTAATCTGCCGCTAGGTCCAGTACAGTACTTTTTTGGAGTAACTTTTAGGGATACATCTAGTCGATTAAATATAGACATAGGTTCATTAGAATGCTGATGCGCATTTAAATGCGCCACATTTGTGGTAATCATCAATAAATCTGGTTGAATTGGTATACAACCTTTTTCGATCACATCAGCTTTCACAGCCATCGTTGGTACACAATTGTTATACTTGATAAGATTGGCTGTTGGTGGCTTTTGTTCTGCAGCAGGACCCTTAGTATTACACATATCATCCAGAATGACGACAGTAGTTTTCCCATTTACTGGGTCATACTTTTCATCTTCATTGATAGTTACTTGGTTCTCTGGTGCTGTAGGCACACCTGTAATAGCTCCAAATTGATGGACAATAGTGGGGAGGAGCGTTGATTTCCCCACACCGGACGCACCATATAGCATTATACAAAATGGTTTTGGGCGGAAGCCTGACGTTGTAATTCTTGCTTGCACGTCGGAAATAAGGGCTTGCACACGTTGTTTCATGTTAATCGCAAGCGCTTCTTCGGCCCCATGCTTACGCCGGATATACTCTTCAAGATCAATGAGTACTTTCTTAAGCATGGACAAATAATGGCTATCGGCTATATTATGACGCTGTAACAGCATACCGCGCACAAAGTCGTCCTTGCGCGATAACAAATCACTTGCGACAGTAATTACGCCTTTCCCAAGTACAAAATGAGAAAGGTTGCAACCGCATGCTAAGTCTCTGGCTACCTCGAAAGCAAATTCAAAAGAACGCAATACAGTGCCAAAAACATCGCCTTTAACGGTCGTTGCGGCGTCTTTCACGAATCTAGAGCTAATAAACTCTAATTCCCCCGCACTAATCTTTGTGCAGAGACCGCATAATGCAGCAATACCTATCGTATCTTTAAAGAACAAGTACGTAGGCGAATCATAAAAACTGGAAGACACACTCTTTGTATTGCGTATATAATTCAGTATTTGCTCCAAGGCTGCTGACGGACCTTGGACTTCGGCTGGTGAAGAACGTTTCATCACCATTTGGGAGATCTTAGCTCCTGCAATTGACCCAATAAACTGTGCCGTAGCAGTTATATATTGGGGTAATGTTTCACATGTAACTAATGAACCGAAGAACAGAGTAATTTTGGAAGTGATCTCCAAGAGCTGCTCACTGGTATCAAGACCAGCATTAGTTAAATGTGTATTGATAGACGTACCCACCCTGGCTACAAAGCCATCAGGGAAGGCCACGAATCCATCAGGAACATCCTCGGACTTCGCAAAACGATTATAGGCAGCATTAAAGTCTTGATGCCTAATAAAACCATTTACGAGAACATCCGGTTGTTGAGGAGCCATAAATTGAACCTCATCACTTTTAAACAATAAATCTCGCATTTGCGTTAATACTGTTGCTTTTGGTGCCGTTACAGATTC